ATTGATCCCTAAAGAAAATGAGTTTATATCTAACTCTTGAATAGCCCTTAACAAAACATTGTAAGTTAAAGGTATATCATTATTACTGGGTTCGTAACCTTCGTCATCAAAACAAACGGCAGGATCAGGAAGTTCCACACCGTGGTTTGTAATATAGTCCATTAGGTCATTTTAACTCTACCACCAACTCTCATAGCTACTTTTGCAAATCTTTCATTTTCTTGTTTTTTTGCATCAGTATGGTGAAGTTCATTGTAAAGTTGTTGAGTAGCTGCTGTTAAAGTTTCGTAGTCGTCAGCTTCTAATATAGCTTTCATATATTTATCACTACCCGGTTTTTCGAATGTATCAGCTAAAAATAAAACTGTTTGATCCTCTTCAGATAGTTCACGTGCATCTTTAGCTTTTTCTATAGAATCCGGTATGTCTTCTATACCAACCCTGTCAGCTATGTTTTTGTATCGTTGTTTAGCCGTTACGAGTGATGGTTTTGTATACTGAAATAATCCTGCGGCTGTGCTTTTCGGATTTTTAGCTTGTGGATTTTTGTCACTTTCCATCTCAGCTACAATTTCTGTAAACACATCTAAGTTAGCTTTTGCTTTATCTCTGTCTTGTATTTGAAGTCTGTTAAGAGCTTCATCAATAATAAAATTACTTGTCATAACTTCTGGTACCTCTACTCCTTCTGTTGTTGTTCCCTCTCCTACAGTTTCAGGTATATCACCAAAAACTTCTTTTGACAACTGCTCATCACTCATCTCAGGAGCCGGTGGTTCAGTAGGGGTTGGGGTAGGCATGGGAGAACCCATATCTCTTGGTTTGTCCATAGGTGGTGCAACGTCAGCCATAGGGCCACCTCCACCCACTGCATCAGCAGCCAACACCATGGCTTGGGCTGCCTGCATTCCTGGATCAGTTGTTGGAATGGCTGGTCCTCCGGATGCTAAATTTATTGGTGGTTGTTTTGCATTTTGTTGCCCAACTAATTTAAGTAAATCCATAACAACTTTAGATGTTAGCTGATCATTATTTTTCTTCTTAGCATCTTCTATTTTAGCAGCTTCAACCATCGCATCAATGTCAACCTCTTTAGATTTAAGATCAAGTTCTCTATCTTTAAAGTTTAACTCAGCTGCTGTCTTTTGAGCATCTATTCCTTTTTGTACTTTGTCTAATTCAAGTTGTTGTTTTTGTAAATTAAGATTTTGTTGTTCAATACTATCCAACCCACCCTGTGCTTTTAATTTATTAGCTTCAAGAATTTGTTTAGCTGACTCAGACATAATCATACCCATTGTAGCTCCTTGATCTACCTGACCCTCTTGAGCTTTCATAAGTCCACCCATTTGTTCTTGGAATCTTAGAACCATGTGTTCTCTAATATTAGCTAATAAAACCGGAGTCACTTGTTTCATAACTGGATTAGCTCCGTTAAGTGGGTCTTGCACGTAAGCTGATTTTACCTGTATATGGGCATCGTGATCCTGACCCGGGAAAGCTTTTATTGGTTTACCTTGTGTTGTCATCATAATATCAGCTATTGGGTCTTGTGGTTGAGCTGGTGGTTTTTCAATAATAAATCTTTCAGGATTGTCTACATTAGCTGATGTTAATACAGATTTATACACTTCTTTCATATTAAATGTACCCGGAGTTGCCTGTGATGCCATTTGAAAAATTAATTGTGACTGGGCTAATCTGTGAGCACTTGATGGTATATTCGGATCCGATACCGGAAGAATATCTACTCGTCCATCAAAATCTTGTTTTTTAATTTGTGCTTGACCTCCGACTACATCATAGGGATAATCAGGAGGTAAAAATTCGAAATTAATGCGAGCTAATATTTTAAACTCGTCTCGTTGAGACTTGTGGAGTCGTTTGTGAATTGCTGAAAAGAACTTACCTGATGCTTCTAATAATGCTAATGTCGTGCCAACCGGACCGTAGTTCGTTGCATCAGACACAACCTGTTCTGTCGTGTCAGCAAATTTCTGACCAGCTGTTGCTAAAAATCCGAGCATTTGAAACAGAACTTGTGATGGTTCTTTATAGGGTAGGGGAACTATCGACTTGTTTAGATCTATACCTGTTGATTCAACATCCCGAAACTCTCCGGGCATTATTGGTGAGTTATCTCCGACAACTCGAACCCCTCTAGCTTTAAACCCACCCGGTAAGTTTGCAAACTGTCCAGCATCAACCAAAGCTCTCATTGCCGCCGTAGCTGACATTGTAAGATTACCAAGAAAGTGTATTAGCCCTAATCCATAAAAACCAAAACCCGGTACAAATTTATAACTAACAAAGTGTTCACGTTTTATATAACGAGGATCACCATCATTCCAGTTACGACGAATACTTAGAATTTTTTTACTAGATTTATCAACTGTAACAATATACGGCCAAGCTTCACCACCCGGACTATTAAATGGTTCGGGTAAGTTTAGGTATAAGTGTTGTTCAAGTAAAACATGTGTTGTGTCGTAAGGCTGTTCATCATAAGCTGATAAGCCCATCACCTGTTCAGCTTTAGCTGTAATCATGCCTCTTTCTTCTTGTTCAGGCTCACCAACTTCAACGTCTCTATACATTCCTGCATTCATGTCTTTTTTTAGATCGTTTGATGATCTGTAAATAACGTGAGTGTATCGATCAGCTCTACGAAGATCAGGCACTAAATTTGATACGTGAAACTGATCAATAGGAATAAACTCTGATATTGGTCGTCCTAATGTTTCATCGTAATAAACTTTTTTAACAGCCGTACCAATCAATGGTAAATGAAATAATAATCTTTCTGTCTCATCAAAATACTCTGGCATTTCTTCTGTAAGCTGATAATTCATATAGTCTTTTACACGTTTAGCTTGCTGTTCTTTTGCCGGAGTTAAGTTACCTAGCACCTGTGTTTTTACTGGACCTTTACTAGGAAATAATTCTTGAGCAGCTTTTGATTGAAACTTAACAGCATTTTCAATAATTAAAGGGTGTGTAGCTGTACAAGCTCCATCAAATGGTTCGGTTGTTTCTTGGAGTTTTAATCCGAGTAAATCAAAGCCACGTTCAAATGTCTGTTCCCATTCTTGTCTTGATTCTTCATCAGCCTTAAAATTATCGAGAACAGTTGTTGATAAATCCGTTAACTCTTCTTCATCCATATATTCGGCAAGGTTGCCATAAAAATCTTTTATTGATGCTAGAACTGTGCCTGCATTTTCGTTAAGATCAACCGATACTTCTCCTGTGTCTGGATCAACATCAACGGCTACATCTTCTTCTTGTTCGGGGTCTACGTTAACATCAACACCGGGAAGACCCTGAGTCATTTCTTTTACGTCGGTGTTTACTTTTTCTATTTTTTCAAAGGGATTTTTTTCTACTGCCATTATTACTCTCTAAATGTTATCTATGTTCCAGTACGTTGCTTTATTCTTTTTATAAATATTCTCGTCTTCACTATTATAGTTCGGATCGTATGGATGTTGCAAGTGCCATGATTCTTTAAGGTATAGCACAGCCATGACCATTGAGTCAACCTGATCGTCATGAGCTGCATTAGGAAAAGATACGGCTTCATCAAACATAGTTTGTGCCCACGTCTTATTAGGTAGCCATACCCGACCAGCTTCAAGTAAGGGTGATGCAGCATAAGCTCTTGAAACTTTATCCCTGTCCGGTGTATATTCAAGTATTGGTAAACCAGCTCGTCGTAAATCTTGTATTAACGATTGTCCACTAGCTTTTTTTTCAATTACAATTAAATCTGGTTGATGTTGTTCAAAACTATCTTGAGCTGTGCTTCTTAATTCTGGATACTCTAATCGATCTCTAATGTTACCTAATAAAATTAAATGTCCTACTTCATACTCTTTGCCTGAACTATCTTTTTCCATTTGTGTAAATATGCCCCACGTTTGAATTACACTATAGTCAGCTGTTGTTCGAGTTGAGAAAGCTGTATCCATAGTTTGTATAATAAAATCACAATGAGGTGGATCTTCTTCTTTCCAAATATTAAACCAGCTCTTCTTAAATATACCACCCTCATCGGGCACAGGATTTTGCATGTACAACGATTCCCAGTATCGTGAGCCGTTGTGTCGTCGTATCTCCATCTCATCATTCTTTAAAACTTCTTTTGGTTTCCACTCAGGAAAGTATGATTCACCTACCGGTATGTTTAGTAATCGGCTACTGCTTTCATCAACCCATGCCGGTATTCGTAAAACATCCCACGGTATGGTCGAGGCTCCGTCTCCTTTAGCATCACTTTCACAAGCCAATAACCATCCACAAATATCATCTTCATGATACCGTGTATTAATAATAACTATAGAACCATTCGGCATAAGTCTTGTTCGTAAACCAGCCGGATACCATTCTTTTATATATCGTCTACCCGTTTCACTAAAAGCATCTTCTTCTGACATTACATCGTCAAGAAGAGCTACGTGTGCACCACGACCAGCTATCTGTGTTCGTACACCGGCAGCTACATATACACCATTTTGGTTTGTCTGCCACTTTCCGGCAGCTCGTACATCCGATCGTAGCTTCACTCCTCTAAATACATTTTGATATAAACCCGAACCTACTAGATCCCTGACGGAACGTCCAAAATCTGAGGCTAAGGTATCAGAGTGAGATACTGATAAGATTTCATGCTGAGGATGTCTGCCTAGGTACCAGGCCGGAAATAATTTTGAGCAGATAACAGATTTAGAACTACGGGGTGGTAAGAATACCATGAGACGTTTGAGTTTCCCCTCTTCAACCTTTTGTAATTTTTCACTGATAATTTCAATATGTCTGCCCATCTTGAAATCAGCTATTAACTTCGGAGCAAATGTTTTTACAAAAGCTAAAAAGTTATCTTTACTTTTAACAAGAGATTGGGCGGCTAGTTTCTGAAGGAGTTTTTTCTTGGTCGTCTCGTCAGAAGCTAACTCATTTATCAGGGTTGTCTGGTTTTCCACCTTTTACAATCTTTAGTCCTACAACATCCGCCAGACGTTCTATGTCTTTGTCGGTATCGTTCGTTAATAATTCCGATGTCGTAATATTCTGTTCAATTTTAGAAACATCAACAAACATACCCAAATGTTTACCAATATTTTCCAAAGCTCTGTTTGCATTTGTATGATCTCCCTCAGTTATTGAGTTCTGATATACTTCATGCATCTTTTCCAGGACTTTTTCTTTTGTCCAGCTAATACGTTTTAAAGCTTGTTCTTGATATTCTTCAATACGAGCCTGTACTTTTTTATTATTAAGTAGCTGGCGGGCACGTCGACGGGTTAGTCCGTTGGTGTCATCTTCTTTATACCCAGCAACCTTGTAGGCATTGAGTTCATCACCGGTAGCTGCGTATTCCATACAAAATTTTTCCTGCATTGGGGTCATGCCTCTGGGTAATGTTGATTTTGCAAACATTTTGTGTTTGGCTGGTCTTTCTAGCATCTCTTCTTTTCTCCTCTCGTACTCTTCGGGGTTTTTTCTTTTTAGGGTAAGCATACGACGACGTTCAAGTTCCTGTTTCATCTCATAGATTCGTCCTCCCTGTCTTGTTTTGTATGTCGCAGCTGTTTCTTTAATTAAATTTATCAGCTCTTTCTCTTTCATATGTCCATACAAGACATGTGGTCGTGGATTCTTTCCGTTTTTTGTCATAGTGTTTTACTCCTACCACTATTATTAGTATACCTGTGATAGTTTAGGTAGCCAATGTATCACTGGAAAGGGGTAGCTACCTAAACTCTATAAACTATAAGTTATTTATTGACGAATAACAAGTTTTAAATTAGAATGGCTGCATATTTATGAAACCTGAAGAATTTTTATACACCCCTATGGTTCTGCTAGACCATCGTTTGATGGAATATCAGTTTTGTATGCAAAATATTATTAATCCAAAGGGACATTACGTAGAATTTGGAGTCTATAAAGGACAATCTATAAATTATTTGGCTAGTTTAAACAAAAAAGTTACATTTCATGGCTTTGATAGCTTTGAAGGACTGCCAGAACAGTGGTTTATGGGGCACAAAGTTGTAGAAAAAGGACATTTTGCTGTATCAGAGCTGCCTAAAGTGGTACCAAACGTAGTTTTACACGAAGGTTGGTTCGAAGAAACCATTCCTGTGTGGAGAGAAGACCACAAAAGACACATATCATTCATGAATATTGATTGTGATCTGTATAAATCTACAAAGACTATCTTTACATTACTCAATGAACAAATTGTAGCTGGTACTTTGATACGATTTGATGATCTTTTGCCGTCACCAATCTCTCCTTACCCTAAATGGGAAGAAGGAGAATGGAAAGCTTTGGTTGAATGGTGTGAACATTACAATCGTGAGGTTGTTCCGTTAGCCCGTTCGTGGAAACAAGGGTGTATTATGAAGGTGGTAAAGTAATGGCTGAAAGAATTATGGATCCTAACAACATTCGGCCGGATCACTTGGAACGATATAACTTTGCCTGCAAGAAAATAAAAGAAACTATTCCCAAACCTAGTGATGTTTTAGATATTGGCTGCGG